ATAGATTCTAAAGTAGATAAGTCTGAAGATAGTATTAAAGATACTAAAGTATTAATAGACGCATCGTTAGAATCTATGTTAACAGCAATGAACGAATTACAAAAAGATGTTACTGCATCTCTTAGAGAAGTTGAGTCTTTAAATAGAGAAACTGAAAAAGATGTAAGAAATACAATGAGAGATACTGAGGAAAGGATTGATAACAGTATGCTAAAGTTAGAGGATAAGTTAACTGAAAGGTTACAAGAAGCTTTAGATAATCCTTTATCAGATTAAGTTTCCGCAATGTCCTCACGGCTCCGGTGGTAGCCAGCGGATGGACCACCACATAACCAGATAGATTGTTAGAACCAGGAGTGTTACTATGTCAAGATATATTCAAGAGGCTACTAAGCCAGAAAAGAAACCTAAAAAAGAAAAAGAAAGAGAAATGCCTAAAGCAGGTAAGTATTCTGTAGAAGACTTGCAACCTGATAAAGCAACTACTTGGTCGAGGGGATCTGTAAATGGCTAGTATAGGATATAAAGAAAAAGTAACGGATGATCAGCTACAAGCCTTAATAGAATCAGGTATAGAAAATTCAACAGGCGATTGGCTTAATTCGTCTGATCTTTCTGAAGAAAGACAGAAGGCAACATATGAATTTGCAGGTGTTCCAGATTTTCACTTAGCTCCACAAGGTGTATCAACAATAGTGGACACATCTACAACAGAGGTTGTTGAAGCTTACACAGCTATATTATCAGATTTATTTTTATCTAATGGTAAGTTAGCTAGATTTATACCGATGGATGATAATGCTACAGCATTTAAAAACGCTCACAATGCAAGTCTTATTACTAACTACGCAATCTTTAAACAAAACAAAGGTTGGGAGTTACTACAGACTTGGTTTAAGTCTGCGCTTCTATGGAAAAACGGTGTGGTTAGATGGGACTATATAGAAGATTTCCATTATAAAATAGAAGAATATGATGAGATAGATCAAGATAAACTTGACATGCTTCTTGCAGATGACAACGTAGAAATCATAGGAGACCTCAATTTTGAAAACAAAGTTGGTGCAGTCTCTGACCCATTTGCAGTAACAGATCCGGAAGCTCTATTAGTATATACTGATGTGCGTATCCGAAGAAAGAATAATAAGTCTAGAGTTAAGATTGAAAACGTACCACCAGAAGCATTTAGAATATCCCGTGATGCGGAGTGTATTGAGAGTGCTAGCTTTGTGGGTGTACAATCTGAAATGACCCGATCTGAAATGAGAAAGTATTGGCCTGAATGGGCTGATGACTTATCTGAAGAAGAATGGTCTGAACTTAATAACGACGAAGGTTGGCTTGGTGGTACATCTTATTCTGAAGAATCTTCTTCACGAAAGATGGTAACTGGTCAAGAATATTGGAAAGGCTCTATGTCTGGAGAGGGTTCATATTCTCTTGAAGCAAGTAGGCCTGTAACAATAACAGAGTGTTGGATAAACGTAGATCGAGACGGCGATGGTATAGCTGAATTAAAACACGTCATTACTGCAGGTAAACATATTTTATTTGAAGAAGACGTGGACATGGTTCCGCTTGCATCTATTACACCTATTGATATCCCACATGAGTTTTATGGTCTGTCCATGGCAGACTTTACTCGAAGCGCAACACTTGCATCAACAGCTATATTAAGAGGATTTGTTGAGAATACATACTTAACTAATTACTCTCCTAAGCTAGCAGATCCAAATGTTGTGGACTTCTCTGCGTTACAAAATATGAGACCAAAACAAATAATACCAACTAATGGTAATCCTAACGGTGCAGTTGCAGCATTGCCTCCTGAAGCTATGGCTGCAGGAACAGTACCTTTACTAAACCACTTGCAAGTAATTAAAGAGCAAGCAACTGGAATGAGCAAGGCTGCTCAAGGTTTAAATGACTCACTATATATATCAGGTAATTCAGAAGCTAAGGTAGCTGCTGTACAAACCGCATCTCAAAAACGTATTCAGCATATTGCTAGAAGATTTGCTGAGACAGGCGTTAAGAGACTTATAGAAGGTGTGTATCATTGCATGCGTGATTCTTTAGATAAAAACATAGGTTTGGTTGACAACGGAATGTTTTACTCTATTAACCCTAAAGATTTACCAAGTGATATGGAATGTGATGTACATTTAGATATAGGCGAAAATTCTAATTCTAATATGATTTCAAAGTTAGGTAAAATAGGTAGTGAAATTCTACCATCTTTAAACGATCAAGGTCAAGGAATGGTTGTTAAGCCATCAGCGCCTGCAGTGTTAGCTACTAAGCTTATAGAAAATTTAGGTTTAGATTCAAATGATTTCTTAGAAGATTATACTACACCAGAGTTTAAAGAAAAAGTAGCCGCAGCTCTTGAAGAACAAACTGCTAAAGCTAAAACAGATGCGGATATGCAAGCTGCTAAAGTAAAGTTAGAAACAGATCAAGTTGAAGCAAACATTGGATTTACTAGAGCTGAAACTAAAAATACGTCTGATGATAACTCTAAGCAATTAGCGGTATCTATAGATAAACACTTCCAAGAGTGGAGTAAGCTACAATTAGAAGCCGATGAAAAAGGTTTAGACTTAGGTCCAAGACCAGACTATTCAGCAATACTAGCAATGGCGAAACAAATAATAGGCGAAGGTCAAGAGCCTGAACCACAACAACAAGGTCCTGCAATTGGGCCTGACAATCAAGGAGCTCAATAATGGCAACAGTAACATTAACGGCCGCTGGTATAGGCGGTACACAGTCAGGGACAATAACAACAGCTGGTGGATCTGGCGGTGGTAAAGTAATAGTCGCAAATGACAGTGATGCACCGGTAACGTTTAAAGTATCAACAGCAGGAACAGTGGTATTAACTGATCAGTACTGTGATGCTAAAAGTTTTAAACTAGTTACAGGTTTAAATAATGGCGCAACAACACTAACAGTTATGTCAACACCTCACGGTACTGCAGCGCAGTCTGGAGAGATAGTTTACCTAACACTAGTAACTTAATAAAGTAAATGGATAAATATCGTAGAGCAGCTGAGAAGAAGCTGAGCGATAAAGTCCATCCCGATGTAATCGCACAGGAAGCTCTGGAAAAAGCAGAGTTTTCTTCGCGAGAAAGGGAGTACTTTTTCAATAATGCTTATGGTGATTTACTTACTGATTATTTTGTTGAGTGGTTAAAGACTGCTCCACATGAATCAAAGCATCGTGAGTTTATTTATAATAGCGCACTTGCACTAGGCGACGTGAAAGCACGTCTAATACAAGCAGAACTATACGGTAAGAATATACCTTACATGAAGGACACGGAGGACAACAATGCGTTTAATTAATTACGAAACATTAGTTATGAATTGTACAGATATCATCAATACTCTTGAGCATGACTCAATGAGATCATCTGGAAAGATGAAGATGAATGCTGATACAATTTTAGCTTTATACAAATTACTATCTAGATATGAAGAAAAGGTAGTTAAACAGAAACCTACCCCTAAAAAGAAGGAGGGTTAATAAATGGACAACGAAGAATCTCTACCCGCAATGGATGACGTTCAAGTTGATGGTCAATCTGAACAACAACTCCTGGATGCTGTAATGNAAGGATCCGAGCTAGCGCAAGCTGCCGGCCTGGTACCGCTACCCAATGAGGAGATTGTCGAAGATGGCCCGGTGGAATCAGATGAACAAGAAGACCAAGATACTGAGGAAGCCGTTAGTGAAGATGAAGGTGAAGAAGTAGAAATAGTTGAAGAGGAAGATGTTATTGAGGATGCCGCGGAAGCCGCTACCCAAGAAATAGATGTCTATACCTCTGACGATTTAGACTTAGACGCACAGGTATCTGTCAAAATAGATGGAGAAGAAACCGCCGTGTCTTTTGGTGACCTACTTAAAGGTTACACAACTGAACAGAGTCTTTCTAAAAAGGGTCGTGAACTCGGAGAAGCACGCGCAGCTTTGGACAAAGAACGAACAGAGAAGTTAGAAGAACTTGATAAAGTTGTTTTAGCATCTGCTGGCGTCATTGGCCAGACTGAGCAAGTATTCGCTAAGGAATACCATGATATCGAAGCTAAGATTAAAAAAGCTAGAGAAGATGGTGATACTTTTGAAGTTAACGAACTTAAAGATAAACGTGAGCAAAGCCAAGAAAAATACTGGCAGGCTCGCAACCAACGTGAAGGAATGATAAAGGCTGCTGAAGAGCATAAAAATAAAGCTCTTCAAGAAAACTATGAAAAAGAAATACAGTATTTTCAAGAAACAATACCTACTCTTATTCCAGACTTTAATCAATCTGTTGCTAATAAGATACGTGAATTCGCACTTGCTGAAGGCATTAATGCTGAATCTCTTGATAGAATTACGGATCCTGCTATCGTTAAATTTGTTGATGATTTTAGGCGACTTAAACAAGGTGTTACTAAAGGCACAGCTAAAAGAAAAGCTGTAGCCGCAAAGAAAGCCTTGCCAACTAAGAAACCTACATCTACTAAAAAGAAAACTGCAGACAGAGAATCTATGATAAAAGCTAGAGCATTTAAACAAGGTTCTAGTAAAGCTGATCAAGATGCTTTCCTGCGGCAATATGCTTCTAAATCTCTAAACTTATAATATAGGGTACAAACCCTAGGAGTAAAACAATGGCAAAGACAATAGGCTCACGAGCCGTAGCCACTGGTCGTGGTGG